ATAGTTTTGCAGAATACTCAATTGGTTTTGGTAATGGGTTTCAAGTGAATAAACTTGATGGATATAATATAAAATCATCTGCATTTAGAATTATAAATTTGGATGCAGATGTTTATTTGGGAGATTTGCCAAATGTTGATAGAAGAAGTGGTACATTATTTTTATTTACCGTTCCAAATATAAATTCAACATCTCCAACAATCTTAAGGAGAAATGTTGGATTTATTAATTATAATAGTGGAATTATAACATTAAATCCGATTAATATTACTTCAGCAAAACTAGTTAATGGCCAACCAACTATTGAAATATCAGCAAATCCAAAATCAAATGATGTTATAGGTCTTCAAGATCTTTATTTACAATTAGATACGACCAATAGTATTTTTGAGATGGTTGTTGATTCAATAGAATCTGGTTTAGATTCTTCCGGATCAAATTATATATCAGCATCTAGTTATCCAAATGGGGCACTTGTCAGAACTGGAGGTCGTACTGATGAACTAGATATTACAGAGAGAACTTTATCAAGATCTGCTACTCCTACTAGAGTTTCCCCAACATATACTACCTCACAATCAACACCAACACCAACATCAACTTATTCCACATCATCTAGTTCATCAGCATCAAGTCCATCACCAAGTCCATCACCATCCGGAGGTGGTGGCGGCGGTTCATACGGGTATTAATAAACTAATATTAAAATGACAGACACAAGAGTCAAGTTATCTACAATAGTACAAAATCAACTTCCAGAATATGTTAGAAGTGACTATCCATTGGTATCTGAGTTTTTAAAACAATATTACAGGTCTCAAGAATATCAAGGTGCTCCAGTTGATTTGGTCAATAATATAAATCGATATATTGATATCGATAATTCTAGTGACTTAAATGAAACTGTTATTTTAAAAAACACAGTATTGTCAGATCAAAATACTATTGAAATTGATTCTTTTATCTCTCCTTTAGGAACTCACGGATTTCCAGATTCTTATGGATTATTGAAGATAAATGATGAGATTATCACATATACGGGAAAAACTGATTATAGTTTTACTGGATGTATTCGTGGGTTTAGTGGAATAACTTCTTTAGAAAATGATTATAAATTTGAAGAAGTTAATTTTAAAACAACTTTAGCAGATATACACTCTAAAGGATCTGAGGTTCAAAATTTAAGTATTTTGTTTTTGAAGGAATTTTTATTAAAAACAAAGAAACAAATTGTTCCTGGATTTGAAGATAGAGATTTTGTTGATGGCATTAATGAAAATAATTTAATAAAGAATTTTAAAGATTTTTATGCATCAAAAGGAACTGAAAGATCTTTTGAAATAATTTTTAGAGCTTTATATGGAGAAGATGTAAAGGTTATAAGACCATCTGATTATATATTAAAACCATCAGATTCAAATTATCTTGCGGTAAAAGGTATTATTGTAGAATCTATTAGTGGAGATCCCAGTAGACTTGAAAATCTAACGCTATATCAAGATTATCCTTCAAAATCATATGCTCCGATTGCATATGTTGAGAGTGTTGGTGTAGGTAAATCTTATTATCGATTGGATATTGATTCTGGATATGATAGAGATGCAAGAGTTAAGGGAACTGTGTATGGTGACTTTAAGTCTACACCAAAAACTAGAGTATTAGAGCAAGTATCTGTTGGATCATCAGTCCTTGATGTAGAATCAACTGTCGGGTTTGCTCAGACTGGAAATTTATATGTAACTTATGATAATGGATCTACCGGAACAATATCATATGATTCAAAGAATTTAACTCAATTTTTGGGTTGTGATTTCATATCTGGACAGATTAATTCAATATCAGAAGTTATAGATTCAAATTCTTATGCATATGCTGAAAATGGTGATGAAACAATTATTGTAGCTATTACAAATGTTTTATCTGATTTTGATATTTTAGTTGATAATCGTTATTATCAAAGTGGTGATGTTGCGAGGATAAAATCCTTAGGAATTTATGATGATGATTTTAAATCTTCAACATGGATTTATAATAATAAATCCACATATACAATAAAAAGTATTTCCAAATTAGATACATCTGATAATAGTTATTTTATTCAATTAAATAATAAACAATATTTAAATTTATTAGATAAACTTGAAGTTGTCTCAACATCTGGAAGCACTATTAGTGCTGATATTCTTGAATTAACGAGTGACACTTCTCTTAATATTTTAACCTCTACTGAATTAGATATCAATGCAATTTATAAATTAAGAAGAGTACTAAAAAAAGGCAAATCTCAAGATTCAAAATTTTCTACAATAGAGAATTCTCCTGTTAATGTTCAAAGTGCATATAAAGATATAAAATCAAATTCTTATTTATTTGCTTCCTCATCAATACCCTCAAGAAATATTACAATTCCAAATTATAAAATAAATTTATCTGGAACTTTTGCTGCGGGAGAAACGATTGAAGTTCCTAAACATGGATTTTATACTGGCGACAAAATTTACTATGAGCCTGAAAAAATAAGTAAATTTAGTTATAATGAATCATATGAATATGTAGAGACCATTGAAGAAGGTACAAAACTTTTTGATGAAGGAGAATACTATGTATATAGAATTGATGAAAATAACTTAAAGATATCTAATAGTATACAAGACATATATTATTCTTTAAATAATCCAACATTATCAAAGTTTTTGAGACTTTCTGAAATAACTACGGTATCTAATAATTATATTCAAAAAAAAGATTTTGAGAATAAAGACTTGATGCATCAAAAACTTTTTAGGAGATTTGATGTGCCATCAAATCTCCCTGGAGTTTATCATACTAAACCAGGATACACTGGAATGTTGGTCAATGGAGTAGAAATATTAAATTATAAATCAAAACAAAAAATTTATTATGGAGGATTAAACTCTGTTTCTGTTGTAAATTCTGATGAAAATTTTGACATCATAAATCCACCAAATTTAGTTATTTCCGACGCTTCTGGTATTGGAGCAACTGGAAACTTTTCTCTAAAAGGATCTCTTAAGAGTGTAAATATTCTTGATAGAGGATTTGATTATGAAGATGTTCCAATTGTTTCTATTACAGGTGGAAATGGGTTTGGAGCTAGAGTTCAAGTCTCAATGAAGACAATTGAACACATAGAAGAATTTTCTGCAGAAGGTACAAATATTTCTGCAGGAAGTTCAATAATAGGATTTAGTACATATCATAAGTTTAGAGATAATGAGCAAGTAAAATATATTACAAATGGGTTGTCAGGAATAGTTGGATTAACAACAAATACAAACTATTTTGTAAGATCTGAAAATAATACTCAAGTAAAATTGTATAAAAATCTTAATGATTCTGTTTCTAAAAATAACCCGATAATTTTTTCTGCTAGTGGACTAGGAAATCATTATTTAAAGTCAATCAATAAAAAATCTACATTGAACGCAATAAACGTTTTGAATGGAGGAGAAAATTATGAAAATAAATTAAGAACGACATATCATACTGGCATTAATACTTCAAATAATCAAATAAAAATTTTAAATCATGGATATTCCTCTGGAGAAATTATTGAATATGTTGGTTATGGAACTACTGCTACTCAGATTTCTGGAATTTCCACAAACACGCAATATTATGTGACAAAAATTGATAATGATAATTTCAAATTATCTCAGGTTGGCAGTGGATCTACAGAAAAGGATTTTTACTATAAAAATAAAAAATATGTTGGGATTACTTCAACCGGGAATGGATTACAATTTTTCAATTATCCAGAAATAAAAGTTTCTGTAGTAGGAAAAGTTGGGTTATCTTCCATAGGAACAAAAACATTTGAAGCAAAAGTTCAACCTATATTCAGAGGATCGATTGAAACAGTCGATTTATATGAGAAAGGTGTTGGATATGGTGTTACCAATATTATAGATTTTCATAGAAAACCAACAATATCATACTCTCAAGGAAGTGGAGCTGAACTTTCTGTTATAACATATTTGGGAGTTATTACTGAGGTTATTGTTTTGAGACCCGGTAGTGGATATATTTCAACCCCGGATTTGGTAATTGATGGTGTTGGTAATGGTGCTGTATTGACTCCTGTAGTCGAAAACGGAGAAATAAAATCTGTTATTGTGATAGAGGGAGGAAGAAATTATAATCCATTTTCAACTAGAGTTACTGTAGTTCCTCCTCAAGCTTCCTCTAGAACTAAATTTGATTGCGAAGTGCAAAAATGGACTATAAATTTATTTGAAAAAGAATTTGACAAATTTTCTTCGGATGATGGTATTCTTTCTACACCAGTTAGGTCAGAAAATGGAATACAATATTCTCATTTATATGCTCCAAGATATTTGAGAAGTTCTTTATATTCAAATGATCAAGACGGTCAAAAATTATATGGTAAGAGAGATTTACAATTTAATAAAGTGGAAATTGATTCTTCTCAACACTCTCCCATCATTGGATGGGCTTATGATGGAAACCCAATATATGGACCATATGGATTCTCAACTAAAACTGGAGGATCGACTACATTAATGCAATCTGGATATGTTAATGTATCAGAAACTCTAACTAATAGACCACCAAAATACCCTTCAGGATTTTTCGTTGAAGATTATGCTTACTATAATACAAATTCTGAAATTGTTCTTGATAAGAATAACGGAAGATTTTGTGTAACTCCAGAATTTCCAAATGGAACTTATGCTTACTTTGCTACTATTAATGCTTCATCCGAATCTGCTGGAGTATTCAAAAATTATAGAAAACCAAAATTTCCTTATTTAATTGGTGATAATTTTTATTCAAAACCAATAGAATTTAATTTTAATAGAAATTCTACACAAGATGTATATGATATTAATAATTCGGATCTTATAAGAATTACTGACTATTATAATTTATTTGATAAATCAGAAACATATCCCTTTATAAGTTTGCCACAAAATTTAAATCAAACTATTACTATAAATTCCACTCAAATAGGAAAAGTTGATAATCTTGTTTTTGAAAACGAAGCTTACGGAGAGAATTATGCAGTAAATGATATTGTTACTTTCGCAAACGATGGAACTGGTGGTTCCGGAGCTAAAGCACTAGTATCTTTCATCAAAGGAAAAACAATTTCATCTATAGAAAATGTAAAAACCACTTCAAATATTGAAATTTATCCCTCAGATAAAAAGGGTGTATATGTTGGAATGGCAACAACTTCTCCGCATGGATTTAGTAATAATGAATTAATAACGATAACAGGTATATCAACTTCTTCAACAAATATTGAAGGATCTTATTACATAAGTGTTACGCCCAAAGAATTTACTCTTGCTGGAGTTGGAACTACAACCACATCTATAGAATCTAATACAGAGGATGTAATTTACCTTAGATTATCTGGATTATTAAAAGATTCAAATATTGTTGAAAATGATATTCTCCAGATTGGAGAGGAAGAATTTAAAATATTAAATGTTGAAGAGGAATCATCTAGAGTTAGAGTCCGAAGATCGATAAATGGAATATCTGGATTGCATACAGTAGGCACTGCTGCTACAATAAAACAAAGAAAATTTGAATTTACCTCAGGATTTAATACTGATTTTTATTCATATGAAAATAGGCAAATTTACTTTAATCCTAGCGAATCTTTAGGTTTGGGAAATGACTCTTCAACTGGGGCAGGGACAAAAATAACATTTTCTAATCCTGGCTCCGGAATTAAAAAAATATTTGTTCCTACACAATCAATATATTTAAAAAATCATCCGTTTAAAACTAATGATAATGTTTTATATTCATCCAATTCAAATTTTTTATCACATAGTATTGTTGGAGAGTATGAAAATGGAGTAAAATTTTATCTTTCTGAAACTGAAAGTTTTTATGTGTATAGATTTAATAAGGATTTTGTTGGATTATCTACAGTTAAAGTTGGATTAAATACTAGTGGGATTGTTGTAGGAATAGAAACGGCCTTTTCTGATTCTAGGCTATTATATTTTGATCAAGTGGGGGTAGGAGTTGAACATAATTTAAGAACCGATTATCCAATAATTACTGGAGATGCGATTAGAAATAAAGTCACAGTTTCTACAGGTACATCTTATCATGGATTGTCTCCAAAGCATATAGTAGATTTTGAAGTAACTCCGACGACAAAAAAAGTCATAGATGTAAAATATAGTGATTATTATCGTAATGTATTATTAAATATAAAGGAATTTAACCAATCAGATGTTTCTGAAGAAAATAATACAATTACAATAATAGATCATGAATTTGAAAATGGTCAAAAAATCATATATGACACATCTATCGAAAATCCACAACAAACTTTAACAGATAATGATAATGAATTATTTTATGTTATAAAAATTGATGGGGATAGATTTAAACTCTCAAGAGAGCAATATGATGCTATTTCGGATAATCCAACTCCTGTTGGATTAGCCAGCACTTCAGGATCATTTGGTGCGGTAAATCCAAGATTATTTACAAATGGCAATAAAACAATTGAATTTAATTTAAATGATTCCTCTTTAAAATTTAGTCCAAATGGAAATAATTTTTATCCAGCATTTACATTTAAATTATATTCAGATAAAAATTACTCAAAAATTTGGGAAACTTCTAGAAAAAATAATGAATTTAACTATGTTATAACAGGTGAAATTGGTAAAGATGCGAAAGTAACTTTAAATATTGATGATATGACTCCAAGTGTCCTTTACTATAAATTAGAACCTATTGGTGAATATGGTTTATTACCTCCACCGAACAAAAGAGAGATGTATGTTGACAGTAGTGTTAACTACTCGGGAGAAATACATATAAACAAAAGTAAATATTCCGGAAGACATAATATTCAAACCGAATTTAATGTTGCTACAGGAATTGGTAGCACATCAATATTCACGTTCAATCTTCCAGAAGAACCAGAAAAATCATCGTATACAAAAGATGATGCGTTGATTTCATATATAACTGATTGCACTCATACTAGTGGTCCTATTGCCAGATTTGATATTATTAATGGTGGAGACAATTATAGATCTCTTCCAGGTATAAGTAATATTTTTTCAGTATTTGGAACTGGTGCAGTTATAAGAGCAGAAAGTAATAGCATTGGAAAAATTACTAGTGCTAAAATTAATAATTTTGGATATGATTTTCCTCATGACAAATCTCTTTCTCCTGTTATATATTACCCACAAGTTTTAAAAATTGAACCTTTTTCTTCAATAGAATCTATTGGGATTTCTAGTTCCGGAAAAGGATATCTCAATAATCCAAGATTGATTGTCGTTGATGGCGTTACTAAAAAAGTAAACAATAGTATTGAATTAACATACAAGTTGGGAGATACTAATGTTGAAGTACTGACTAATGCATATAATCTTAATAATTCCACACCAAGGATAGTTCCAGTAAAAGGTGGATCAGGTATTGGTGTTACTTCTATTTCTTTTGATCAATCTTCAAAAGAAATTACTATGATTCTTGATGCTAATTATGAATCTGGAGATACTTTACCATTTTCTGTTAATGACAAAATTTTAGTAGAGGGATCGAATAATGTCAGCACGGCTTCCACTCTCAGAGGTTATAACTCAAGTGAATATGATTATAAATTATTTACAGTAAAATCGGTTGATCCAGATTATTTTGGATTCGCACCTAAAATTGTAGTTGATGTTTCAGATTTATTAGATGAAGATGAAGTGTTGGGAGAATTTGATATCATTAACTCTGCAGTTTCTGTAACTGCAGAGAAGAATTTCCCAATATTCGATATTAATCTGAAAATGAATGAATTTATCGTTGGCGAAAAAGTCAAAGCCAAAGATTCTGTGGGAACTGTCGATGGGTGGGATAATAATAGTTCCATTGTTAGGATTTCTAGTACAGATGTATTTAATGTTGGAGAAGATCTTTCGGCCTTCTCAAGTAATTCTATTGGAAGGATAACTTCAATTTTATCAAGTTATAAATCTCAGGCATATTATGATAGTTCAATAGAATATGATAAAGGATTTGCCGATAATGTTGGATTTTTGAATGAAATATCTCAGAGAATTCAAGATAGTGACTACTATCAGAATTTTTCATATTCTCTTAAATCTACCGTTCCATTTAAAACATGGAATAATGATGTATCTTCACTTAATCACCCTGTTGGATATAGAAAATTTTCAGATTATCAGGTAGAGTCCATTAGTAATAATATTGTTGGATTATCAACCTCAGTGATAACAACATTGAGAATGTTTATTAACAATATCAGTATGAATGATACATATAATTTTGATATTGTCAATGAAAATGCTATTGGTTCGGGCGTTGATTTGTCCTCTACAGAAATTGGTTTTTACAGTAGAAATCTTTCTAATTATAATGAAGCAAGATTTAATAGGGTTTTAAGTATTGACGACATATCTTCGCAATTTAATAATATTCCAAGAACTGAGGAATTTATCAATATTACATCATTTTCGGTCGAAGATAAAAAGTATCATAAATTATTTGCTCTCATCAAAGATAGGAGATTTGAAACTGAAAAGCAATTATCAATAGTAGACATTGTTAATAACGAAGATGAAGGATTTATAAATCAGTACTCCATTTTAGAAACGAGTAGTAATCCTGTTGGAGGATTCTTTGACTATGCCGTTTCTTCAGGATTTGGAAATATTAGATATTACCCAGATTCCACAAAATCGTCTGAAAATGATTTTGATATAACATACCTTTCATATGAATTTAAAGATAATCTTTCTGGCATAGGAACGACTACTTTAGGAAATATTGCAAAAATTTCTACAAATAGTGTTCAAATAGGGACAGGAATTACTGAGACTATTGCTTCTATTGGCAAATCATTTAGTTCTATAAAACTTTTTATTGGAATTGATCCAGATATTGATACCAATGATAACGCCTTAGTTACACTTAATTTAACTCATAATCAAACAAACTTGAGTTCCATAGAATATGGAAAGATATCTACATCAAACGTTGGTTATGGAACTTTCTATCCATATTTGGATGGAGATTTAGTTAAGGTTGATTTTATTCCTGGAACCGGAATTGGACAAACTGGATATATTAATACAGTTCAAGTGGGATTAACTTCTGATGCTTATACTGGATTGTCTACGATTATATTAGGGAATTCTAAAATAGAAGCAAAAACTACGGAGATATCATCATCAGGAACTCCAGGAATACATACAATTTCTTCTTATATTTCCACCGAGGCAAATACTAACAGCGGATCAGTTTATTTTGTTCAAGTTGCAGACACTACTAACAACTTTTATCAATCTGGCGAATTAATTGTAATTGATACAATTAATTCTTTGGGAATTAATACAGAATCTTTCCACGCAGAGTTTGCTTTAATTGACACCAGTCCAGGAAATTCTTTTATTGGATTAGGCACTTTTGGAACCATGGTAAAAAACAATGAAGAGGTTGAGTTAACATTTACACCAAATCCTAATATTGATGTTACTGTAAATGTTTTAAAACATGAATTAGTTGCATCTTCAGAAATACCAGAGTCTAGTGCAAACTTAACACTTAATTCTAATGAAAGTCCTGTTGTAGTAAATCAACAGACATACACTGGAACTCTTAACGTTTTAAAGGATACGTTTGATTTATCTTTTACAGAACAATCTATATTCTCAAGAGAATTTGATGGATCTTCTGCAGATGTGGTAAATCTTGATCAAAATCTTATTAGTATTCCTGGACACTTTTTTGTGACTGGAGAAAGAGTAGATTATTTTGCAAATTCTGATCCTTTATCTGCTATAGGAATTGCCACAACTTCATTTGTTGGAGTTGCAGATACTACATTATTACCGACATCAGACATTAATGAACTTTATATTATTAAGAAGAACGATAATCAAATTGGATTTGCAACAAATGCAACAGATGCATTGGCTAAAATTCCAAAATATATTCAATTAGAAACTTTGGGATCTGGTCCGCTAAATCATAAAATAATCACTCAAAATCAAAACTCCAGAGCCCTCATATTAATAGATAATTTTATTCAGTCACCAATTACACTTACTAGTATTAACACTACATTGAAATCTGAGATAACTACTTTAGATAATGAAATTACTTTTTCTGGCATTTCATCATTTATAAGTGCAGATTTTATAAAAATTGATGATGAGATTATGAAAATAAAAGCAGTTGGTGTTGGAGGATCATCAAATGATGTATCGGTCATTAGAGGCAAGGTTGGCACTTCTATAACTTCTCATTCGGCGTCAAGCATCATTACTAAAATTACTGGCGATTACTTAATTAAAGACAATAAAATTAGTTTTGTTGAGGCTCCAACTGGATTATCCCCCATAGAAACTGATGATCCAAATGAAACTGATTGGACAGGAATAGCAAAGGGATCTAGTTTTTCCGGAAGAGTGTTCATGAAAGGTCCTGTAGTTGGCAATTCCACAGACACTTATTCAAATAATTATGTATTTAAAGATATATCTCATAAGTTTGATGGATTAGAAAATGAGTTTATATTAGACGCCGAAAGAACTTCATATGTTACAGGACTTGACGATGATAATGCAATTGTATTACTAAATAATATCTTCCAATCTCCACTTAATGATGATGGTCTTGGAAATTATTCCATTACAGAATCCACTCCAGGAGAAACTAAATTAGTATTTTCTGGAGATAGTACAGTAATTGGGGATGATATTGGAGTTTCTCCATTCCCTAAGGGTGGAGTAATACAATCTATTGGATCAACAGAGGGATTTGGATATCAACCTTTAGTTGCGGCAGGAGGAACATCAATAATATCTGGTGTTGGAACAATATCTAGCGTTAGTGTTGCCACAACTGGTAGTGGATATCGAGGTAGTGATTATTATCAAATTTTATCAGATACTAATTCTGTAATCAGTATTGGGTCTACAGAAATATATGTTAATTCTAAAAATAGCATTTTAGAATTAACAGAGTTATTATTAAATAATGATGGAAATGTCATTGTTTCTATTGGAACATATATTACTAATGTTTCTGTGGTGTCAGTTGGAAATACATATATTAGAATAGGTACAGCCAATACTTCTGATAAGATTATATCAATTGATACTCAAGTTAGTGTTGCTTCTACTGGTCATCAAATTGGTTTTATCAATGTTAATGCAATAACTGGTTTTGTAACTTCTGTTGGTGTAGGATCGACGAAAACTGATCATATTGGTTTTGCTACTATCATAACAGGGAAAGGAACAATATCTGATATTGTCACAATCACCAATGCAGGAACTGGATACACTACTTCTGATATTCCTACTATTGAATTTGAGGATCCTCTCTCATACGAAAATATTCCTCTTGTTTACAATGATTTATCTATAGTGGCAATTTCAACGGCTTCGATTTATAGAGATAGAATATCTGGAGATTTGTCGAATTGGTATTTAAAAATTGAAGTAAATAAATCAGATTTGTCTAAGATTAAAACAGGAATAGGTCTCTACACTGAAGATGGCAATCTTAATGGACAAGTTGTAAGTTTGATTCCAAGTGGTGCAGAAGATGCGATTTATGTATTATTAATTGAAAATTCGTATATTGAGCCAAACCTCATCAATGTTCCGAGTGGAACTGAAATTAGTATTGGATCTGAGTTTGTTTCTGGAAATGGTAAAGAATCTGCAGTAGATATTGTTGTTGGAAATGGCTCCAGTGTAATTGATTTTGCTTTGAGGAAAACTGGTTATAGTTATAAACTACAAGATTCTTTGACATTGCCAATAAGCGGATTGACCGGAATACCAACAACCTCAAATTACAATAATTTTGAAATTGATGTTCAAACTATTCATAATGATACATTTAATGCTTGGTCTGTTGGATTTTTACAAAGATTGGATGATTTGTCTGGGTATTTTAATGGAAGAAAAAGAGAGTTTCCACTAATTTTTAAAGGTGATCTTATATCAATAGTTCCATCTCGATCATCTTCAATTGACATTGCATATACTCTTGTCGTGTTTGTTAATGATATATTACAAAATCCTGGAGAATCTTACGTTTTCAATGGTGGTTCTTACATAAGATTTAATGAACCATTAAAAGAAGAGGACTCGCTTGCAATTTTTTATTATAAAGGTAATGAAAATGATGCTATAGATGTTGAGATTATTCCTTCCGTTGAACCAGGTGATCAATTGAAAATTACTTCAGATGATATAACAGAGGTGGAAAATCAAAGAACAGTGTCTAGAATATATGGAAGCAGAACTGTTATAACAACTCCATATTATGGACCAGGTAATATTAATGATCCAGAGAAATATAGACCTGTAATATGGTCTAAACAAATGGAAGATAAATTAGTCTCTAATAGTATTGTAAGTAAAGTAAGAACTTCGTATGAACCATACATTGTACCAACTGCATATCTAATTAATGATGTTGGTGTTGGAATTACTGAATTTTATTTTGATTCAATAAGACCCATTTTTAATCCACAAAACGAAACTACAACAAATAATTTTTCATTCCAAAATGAAATAAACATAATATCGAATGAAATAAAAGTTGGAGCATCAGCTACCGCAGTTGTTTCTGGATTGGGGACAATATCAAATATTATTATTACAGATGGTGGATCTGGATATACAAGTGCTACAGTTAGTATAGCAAGCACATTGGGTATATCCACAATTGCCGCTACTGCTACAGCGGTTGTTAGTGCTGCAGGGACAGTTCAAAGTATTTCTATAACAGGTCCAGGGACAGGTTATACAAGCACAAATCCACCTTTAGTACTAATTTCTATTCCAGAAATGATACAGACCGAAGTTTGTGAGGTTCAGTCATATCATGGAGATGAAGGAAGAATTGTTGGATTTGCAACAACGAATCCATCAGATCTTAGATTTGTTTTTGATCTTTATATGCCACCAAATCCAATCTTCAAAAATAGAGATATTGTTTCTGTTTCTGGCGTTACCAGCGTAACAGATCTTTCAGTTGGAGATTTCTTTGTAGTTAAGAATTCTAATGTTGGTATTGCAACAACATCTATAGAATCATATAGTACGGGATCTAATGTTATAGGAATAACAACGGAATATATTGATGGAGTTTATTATGTAGATTCTGTTTCATCAGAAACTATAGAATTTCTTGGAATCACTACAACAGTTAAGAGGATTGAATCTAGAGTGGGCAATAATTCTATTCTAGGATATGATTTTACTGCAAATGCTGGAATGTCTACAGATAGTGGATATTTTGGTGATTATAGTTGGGGAAAAATTGTAGTTGAAGATCGGTCATTAGAAATTTCTCATCCCGCCCATACTAATAATGGATATATTGGCATAAATACTTCTACTAGAGTTTCTAGATCAGAAGAACTAAAATTTAAAAATTATAAGACCTAATAAATAGATAAAAAACTATTGCTAATATGGCTGCGATATTAACGGATCAAATGAGGGTCCTAAATGCTAAAAATTTTTTATCAGAGATTTCAAATTCACAAAAATCGCATTATATTTTTCTTGGATTGACAAATCCAACTAATTATAATGAAAATTGGAATAGCAACCCTCCTTTCCCAAGAGACAATTTCGACCAGGAACATGCTTTTTGGGATAGTATGATCTCATTAAAAAAAATAACATCTAGTGATACAATTCTTGCTATCCCAAAAAGAGTGTGGAATAGTGGAACAAAATATGATATGTATCGTCATGATTATAGTATCGATAATCTTGCTCCCATTTCAGGATCACCTACACTATACGGATCATTTTTTCATGTTGTAAATAGTGATAATAGAGTTTATATATGTTTACAAAATGGAACTAGTCCTGATAACCCATTAGGAAAGCCTTCATTAGATGAACCAACTTTTACTGACTTGGAACCAAGATCTGCAGGTTCTAGTGGTGATGGATATATCTGGAAATATCTTTACACTTTAAGTTCTAATGATATTATAAAATTTGATTCTACTCAATTTACTCCTCTCCCCCTAAACTGGGACACGTCTACATCTAATGCATTAGTTAGAGATAATGCAGTTGATGGATCAATTAAAATAGTTGTGGTTAGTAATTCTGGAACTTCTATTGGTGAGGCGAATACTCAATATACTAATGTTCCTATAAAAGGGGATGGAATCGGAGCAGAATGTACTATTATTGTAGATGAAGATTCAAAAGTTTCTTCTGTCCAAGTTTCAAATCAAGGTTCTGGATATACATATGGTTACGTAGATACTGTTGCGGGCGGAGTTCCTTCTGGAACAACCTCACCAAAATTTGATGTTATAATTTCTCCAAAAGGTGGTCATGGAAAAGATATTTATCGAGAGTTGGGAGCACTTAATGTTCTTCTATATAATAGAATAGAAAATGATGCTAACAATCCAGACTTTATTACTGGAAATGATTTTGCTAGAATTGGTATTGTTGAGAGTCCTATTAATTACGATTCAAATACAATTCTAACTAAAGATAAAGCAAGTGCGGTTGGAGCTTTAAAATTAGTTGGAACTGGATATAGTTCAGCAGTATTTACTCCAAATTCTAGAATTACACAAACTGTATCTACTGGTACTACTGCTGTAGGAAAAGTTGTTAATTATGATCAAACAACCGGTGTTCTTAAGTATTGGCAAGATAGAACTTTAGTTGGATTTAATACTAATGGGAGCCAAAATTCAAATCCAGAATTTGGATTTGACTTGGTTGAGTTTACTTCAGATCCTGACATAGGAGGAAATCTTAATATTGTTCCAAATTCTGGAGGTATTTTAAGTATTGATTCCAATTTTAGCGGTGAAGCTACATCTATAAATAATAGAACTTATTATTTTGGACTTAATTTTACAGATGGTATTGCAAATCCCGAAGTTAAAAAATATTCTGGAAATATAATTTATGTTGATAATAGACCTTCAATAACTAGGTCATCAACTCAGAAAGAAGACATAAAAATCATTTTGCAGTTTTAAAAAATCATGGCACAACAGACAAATCTTAACACCTCCCCATATTTTGATGATTTTTCGCCAGAAAATGATTATTATAAGGTCTTATTTAAGCCAGGATATCCAGTTCAAGCAAGAGAATTAACAACACTACAGTCAATATTACAAAATCAGATTGAAACATTTGGCCAGCATTTTTTCAAAGAGGGTGCAAAGGTAATTCCTGGGAATATTAGTTATACTCAATTATATTATTGTGTTCAATTGAATAATACATTTCAAGGTGTGCCAATTAGTGCTTATGCAGAGCAATTGATTGGAACAAAAATTACAGGTGTCACTTCTGGAGTTTCTGCTGTTGTTGATAGTATTTTATTGCCACAAAGTTCTCAAAGAGGAAATCTAACTCTTTATTTGAAATATGTCAGTTCAAATTCTTCTGATAATACCACTCAAGAATTTTTAGATAATGAAGAATTATTTTGTGATCAAATTATAAATTCAACTCTTCTCGGTAATAGTAGTATTCCTATAGGAAGTTCATTTGCTTCTACGATACCTTCTGGAGCCTCTGCTACTGGTTCTGCATTTCAAATTCAGCAAGGTGTTTACTTTATTAGAGGTTATTTTGTAGAAGTTTCATCTGAAACTTTAATACTTGATCAATATACAAACACTCCAAGTTATAGAGTCGGTCTCCTTGTAAGAGAAGATCTCATCAATTCAAATTTGGATGATACGCTAAATGATAATTCTCAAGGATTTACGAATTATTCTGCTCCAGGTGCAGATAGATTGAGAATATCTGTATCTCTATTTAAAAAATCCCTTTCAGATTTTAATGATGACAATTTTATTGAATTAGCTACAATTGATGAAGGTGTTTTAAGAGCAAAATCTCCTGAATCTAGTGATTCTATATTTGATCAGAGTATGAGAGATACTCTTGCTCAAAGAACTTTTGACGAAAGTGGTCATTATTTAATAAAACCCTTTGATGTTTCTTTTATAAATTCTTTAAATGACAATTTAGGTAATGGTGGAATTTTTCAATTAGGAGAATTTACATATAGTGGGTCTCCAGCTTCTGATAATTTAGGAATTTACAAAATTTCTTCAGGAAAAGCATATGTTAATGGATATGATATTGAAACTACTTCTCCAGTTTTATTAGATTGTGTAAAACCAAGAACCACAAAAACAGAATTAAATCAAACAGTCTCTTACAATACCGGATCCAAATTTAGGGTCAATAGAGTCTTAAGAACTCCTACTATTGGTATAGGAAACACTTATATTGTAAGTTTAAGAGATCAGAGGGGTGGTTCTGATCAAAATGATGCTCCAGGAAAAGAAATCGGTCTTGCAAGATTATATGATTTTAGATTAGAATCTGGAAACTATAGTGCATCAAATTCTAATATAAATCAGTGGGGAGTTTCTTTGTATGATGTAAGACCATTTACAACTTTAACTCTTAATCAAGAACATACTTTGACAGTCCCAACTTTTGTTAAAGGTGCTAATAGTGGGGCAACTGCTTTTCTAAGATATCCAGTTTCTGCTGGAGTTGCAGTTACTGTTTATGAAACCAATGGATCCTTTATAGAAAATGAAGCCCTAATTTTTGATGGTATTGAAGATGGGAGAATTGCTATTGCTGTAACAGAAAATTCAATATCTGACGCCAAATCTTTATACGCAACAAATGATGGGGTTATTGGAATTAATACTTTTGCAGCAGACATAATTCAATCCCCTTCTTTTAATGTGGGTGTTGCAAAGATAACAGGTCATTCTGGAGGAGTTAGCACAGTAACAAGCGTAAATCCTAAGTTTATATCAAATTCAAAGGTCGGAAAACTAGTTAGATTTTCTGATTTGGATACTTCTTCTGATCCAACATTTGCACGTATCTCTGATGTTGGAACAACAAGTGTAATTATATCAGAAGTACAAAGTGTTACTGGCGTAGTAAATGGTTCTTTAAGTTCTTCAAGTATTTCAGTTTCGGATTTAGATATTTTAACGACTATTACAAATAAATCTTCCGATGATACTTTATATACTAAGTTTCCTAAAAAAAATATTGCCACTGTAGATTTGAGTGATGCAGAAGTTTCTATTAGAAGATCATTCTCAGTAAATATTAGTTCTAGAGGAACTGTAGATGTTGAAATTCCATCTGAAGATAATGAAACATTTTTACCATTTACTGCGGCCAGATATTCTCTTATAAGAAGTGATGGGACTACAGAAGATCTAACAGAAGATAAAATATCTTTCAACGGTTCTTCAACTATACTTGAGAAAATTAACGGATTATCAGAAGGATCTGCTGATACTGGAGCAACTTTAATTGCCACTTTAAAGAAATCTTCTTTGACATCAAAAAGAAAACTGAAGAATAGAGTTAATTTTACTATAGTTGATAAATCCATTTTGGAGGGTTCTGGAATAGGAACCACAACACTTAATAATGGATTGGTATATGGCAATTATCCCTTTGGAACGAGAGTAGAAGATGAAATTATATCAATTAATCAACCAGATATTATACAACTACATGGAATTTTTGAATCAAGTGGAACAGATAATCCAATAGCACCAAAAATAACATTTTCTACAATTAATAGCATTTCTTCTGCGACTGATGAAGCAATATTAGGAGAAATTATAACGGGCCAAACAAGTGGAGCAATTGCAATATGTGTCGAAAAACCATCTAGTCTTAGTGTTTCTTACATATCAAAAAATGGTATTGGATTTATTGAAGGAGAAACAGTATCATTTGAAGAAAGTGCTATTTCTGGAGTAGTTGCTCAATTATCAGAATCCGATTTTAATATATCTGCAAATTATACGTTTAGTAATGGGCAGCAGAAAACTTTCTACAATCATGGAACTATAAAGAGGAGATCATCATCCAAATCTCCAACTAAAAAAATAAAAATTTATTATTCAAGCGGTTACTTTGCGACTACAGATACTGGAGATTTTACTACAGTTGGATCTTATAATGATTTTAACTATGCAACCGAAATACAATCTGTAAATGGAATCTTAAATTCTGATATAATTGATATTAGACCCAGAGTCAGTCAATATTCCGCGTCTGAGGGATCTAGATCTCCTTTGGAATTTTTAGGTCGTTCTTTTAATGGAGATGGAAATTCTGCCGCAAATATTTTAGCATCTCAAGAAAATACTACTTTAGATTACTCACATTATATTGGCAGAATTGATAGAATTTTCTTAACGAAAGAAGGAAAATTTCAATCTGTATTTGGTACTCCTGCAGAAAAACCAGAACCACCAAGTTCTATTGATGGTGCTATAGAATTGGCAACAGTAACGTTGCCTCCATACTTATTTAATACTTCACAAGTATCTTTCAAATTATTTGATTATAAAAGATATAAGATGTCCGATATAAAATCATTAGAGGACAGAATTAGAAATCTTGAGTATTATACTGCACTAACATCTCTGGAGGCTTCGACCCAAAATTTATTCGTTGCAGATTCAGATGGACTTAATAGATTTAAGTCTGGATTCTTTGTTGACAACTTTAGTTCCTTTAAAACTCAAGAAACAAAATTTGACATTAAAAATTCCATTGATAGGAAATATAATGAATTGAGACCAAAGCACCATACAGATTCTATAGATTTGACATTTGGGCCTATTATTGGCATAAATCCAAATACTGATTTTGAGTTCAATATCATTGATGGCGAAAATATTAGAAAAACAAATGATATTATTACATTAGATTATTCTCAAGTTGAATGGTTGAAGCAACCTTTTGCAACTAGATCAGAATCAGTATCTCCATTTTCAATTAATTATTGGCAAGGAAGTATTAAGTTAACACCAACTTCAGACACCTGGTTAGACACTGTAAGAGTTCAATCTAGATTTGCAGAAACAGAAGGAAATTATGCCGCGACTATTGATTTTTATGAGAGAACAAATGAATTAGATTCTCAAAGTGGTTATGTGCCACTTCTTTGGAGTAGTTGGACTACAAATTGGACTGGAAATCTTTCGCTAGAAGATTCTGGAAATAGAAGTGATGTTGATAAAATTTCTGAAAGTTCTGGAAATTCTGAACAAGGAACTGGACAATGGGTCAATAGAAGTGAGATTACAGTTACTCAGGAAGAACTTCAAGAAATATTTGATATAGAATCTGGATCTCAGGGTGCGTCTAGAACAATTGTTCATGAAGAATATGAATCACTTACTGTAGGTGATAGAATAATTAGTAGAGATTTGGTTTCATTTATGAGACCAAGAAATATAGAATTTGAAGGTTCAAGATTAAAACCAAGAACGAGAGTTTATCCATTTTTTGATGGAATCAATATATCAAGATACTGCACTCCAAAATTAATTCAAATTGAAATGAATTCTGGAGCATTCCGTGTAGGAGAAAAAATAACAAATTTATCAAATAAACGTGGAAGTGCCATATCTAAATTTAACGCTAGACTTGCTGCAATAAATCATAAAGACGGAGACTATGATGTTCCATCAAAAGTATATACAATAAATCCATATAATGGACAATCAATAGCAACTCAATATGATTCAGTATCTACATTATTGAATATTGATACTTATTCATTAACAAGAGATCCACAAGGAAGATATTCTGGTTATATTGAAGTTGGAACTATTTTAATTGGAGAGGAGAGTGGAGCAACAGCTACAGTAAGTGATATAAAGTTAGTCACTGATGAAACTGGTTATATTGCAGGTTCTTTTTATATTCCCGAATCTGCAACATCTTATCATCCCAAATTTGAAACTGGTGATAAAGTATTCTCACTTTCAAGCGATGAAAATAACTCAAAAGAGTTAACGGTATCAAATGCAGAAGAGACATATTATTCTTCAGGATATATTCAAAATTCAGAATCAGTTAGAAATAATCATGTTGTAGATAAGAGAGAATTTGGAGAAAATTCTGTAGATAAATCTACAAATACAGAAATAGTTGGAACACATATTGTAGGAAGAACTTCTCAAAATAATATTATTGCGTGGTACGATCCTCTTGCACAATCTTTTGCTGTTGATGATGAAACGGGTATTTTCTTAACGGAGTGTTTTGTTTATTTTAGATCAAAGGACGATATTGATCTCCCAATATCGCTTTCTATCAGAACAATGGAAAATGGAGTTCCAACCTCCAAAGTTCTTCCAATGTCTGAGGTTATTCTAAATCCAGATGAAATTGATGTATCTGATGATGGAGATATTGCGACTGGATTTGAATTTAAGTGTCCAATATATCTTGAAGGTAGAAAAAATTATGCAATTTGCTTATCTACCAATTCAACAAAATATAGTGTATTTACATCAAGACTTGGGGAAAATGATATCATTGAAGGAAACTTAATATCTAGTCAACCATATTCAGGCAATTTATTCAAATCACAAAATGCATCATCTTGGGAAGCAAGTCCAACCGAAAATTTAAAGTTTAATTTATTCCGCGCAAGATTTGATGAAACTGGACTTGTTAATACTTATAATCCACAATTATCAGTATCCAATAGACAAATACCAAGATTGACTCCAAATTCCATAGAAATGAGTTCTAGAAGAATTAGAGTCGGATTAGGAACTACTATCGCTGATGATGGATATGAGTTTGGCAATACTTTCTTTCAAAAGGAAACTAATGCGTCCGGTAATCTAGTTGGAGCTGGAGGTTCAATTATCGGAGATTTAAAAGTTTCTAACCCTGGCATTGGTTATACTCCAAATTCTTCATCTTTTACATTTAATGGTGTAACTCTTGTGACATCTACAGGAACAGGCCGTAATGCTCAGGCAAACATTGTTGTGGAAAATGGAAAAGCTACATCCGCAACTATATTTGGAGACGGTGGGTCAGGTTATCGTGTTGGTGATGTATTGACTGTGGGGACCATAGGACAATCTTCCTCTGGACAAAATATGAAACTGACTGTTACTGGAATTGGTCATACAAATGAATTAATTTTCGATAATGTTCAAGGAGAATTTGTTGTTGGAAGTGGAAAATCTCTTAGTTACCAATCATCTGCGGTTGGAGTTGGAACAACAACTTTAAATTATAGTTTTGGAGGTGATGTAAATATTAATTCAATTGTTGTAGAGTCGGATGGACTTCATTTTAAAGTAAATCATCAAAATCATGGAATGTACTCTACGGATAATAGAGTAGAATTGTTTGATGTTGAATCAGACATTCCTCCAACAAGACTAATAACTGAGTATTCCGTATCTTCTACATCTTCATTGGCGGTTGAAGATAATTCAAACTTTAAAACTTTTGAAAATGCTGATGTAAGTTCTACTAATAGCGGATTTCTTAAAATTGGTGAAGAAATTATTGAATATAAAGAAACAAGTGGATCTTCCGTTATTGGAAATATAACAAGAGGTTTGAATAAAGCAACATATCCAGTAGGAACATTAGTTTACAAGTATGAATTAAATAATATCAATCTATCTAGAATTAATAAAATACATAGTTTTGATGATGTTACTGTCAGCAATTCAATTGATTTTGATTCTTATCACATCAAAATTAATACTTCAGAAAAATTTAATGTTGATAATTTTGATAGATCTTCCGATATAAATCTACCAAAACTTTATATTAAAGATAATAAATCTTGTGGTGGATATAACATTAAAGCATCACAAAATATGCCTTTTGAGATTGTAACTCCAATGGTTCAATTTAAAAATATAAGTGGAACAAATGTGAGTGCATCTTTAAGAACAACTACTTCAACTAGTATAAGTGGAAATGAAATTTCATATATTGATGCTGGTTTTCAACCTATATCCCTTAATAGACCAAATTTCTTAGATTCTCCGAGAGCAATCTTTTCAAAAGTCAATGAAGATAACTCTTTAAGCAATACTTTTGGAAATAAATCTTTAGAACTTAGGATATTTTTATCCAGCAGTGATAATAGAATTAGTCCAGTTATTGACGCACAAAGAATTAACACTATTCTAACAAACAATAAAATAAATAAAGTTATTACAAATTATTCTACAGATTCTAGAGCAAATCAAATTTCTACTGATCCATCAGCATTCCAATATATCTCTAAAGAAATTTCTATGGAGACTCCTGGAACTGGATTAAAGTTAATTCTTGATGCATATTTAAATTCTTATAGTGATATTAGAGCTTTCTATTGTATAGATGAGTCTAGTTCTTCTCCAACGTTTACTCCATTCCCAGGATATTTAAATATTGACGATGCTGGAGGTATTATTTCAATACAAAATAATGATGGATTGCCTGATAATCAAATTCAAAAATCAAATGTTTTAGAGTTTGAAAGTAAAGATTTAGAATTTAAAGAATATACATTTAGTGTTGATCAACTTCCTTCCTTTAAAAATTACAGAATTAAGCTCGTTATCACATCAACGAGTCAGGTATACGTTCCCAGAATAAAAGATTTAAGATGTATTGCTATTGCTTAAGATGAATTATCACGGTGTTACTGGACACTCCAATATTGTTAGAGATTCAAACACAAATTCTATAGTGAATATAGATCGCTATGGATATGATCAATATATTGCTAGACGTGAATCACAAAATAAAAAGAATCAAAAAATACAAGATGTTCAGCAAGAAATTGCTATAATGAAAGAAGATATCAATGAAATCAAACAATTATTAAGGGAGATTTTAAATGGATCCAAATAAAATAGAGTTAAGCAATTTGGAAAAAAGTTTTGCATACACTCAAATTGCTGCAAATATTGATTCATGTAGTGATTTGGAGTCTTTAAAAAATATTGCGAAAAGTTTTGCAAAACTTTACTATAAACAACAAGAAACAATGCAATTGATAGGTATTCCTAAGTAGTTTATAAATATCAATATAGAGTATCAAAATAGATGGCGCAACCTACAACTAGACAAGGGT